TGTGGAAAGTCTAAGGCTTTAACTCAATTAACTCAAGCGTTTAAGACAACTATGTACACTCATATTACTCCAAGTAGTATGGATGCTAAGGATTGGTTTGATGACTATAATAATGAAGAAATTTATATATCAGATGACGTAGGCGCTTCGGGAGTATCTCAATGGAGAACGTATATTAATATAGTAGCACCAATAAAGTTGCCTTTACCTTGTGCAGATGCTAAACTTAAAAATACAAAATATTTTCAGAGTAATATAGTTTTGTTAACAACAAATAGATTTATGAATATACATTCAGTTACAAGTGCTGATTGTATTGGTGATTTAACAGCACTACATCGTAGAGGAGTTGTGTTTGACTTTAAAGGAGTAGCTATGTCAGTTGATGGTTTTTCTAAAGGATCAGTAGCTTTAAAGGTATTTGATTTAAACACTAATGAATTTGTTTCCCGATTACCAAGAGGATTTAAACAACATCCTTCGGGAAAAGACCTAACAACATATGTTAGTCTAAATGGAACTATGGAATCACAAATACAGTTATTAAGATGGATGTATCAAGTAATTAATGTGGCAAGTGATATCAAGAAGAAACAACATGACACAAATATTTTATCAGATAAAACATTATCTTTTATTAGGGGTGAGAATATAAAAGCTGAATCATTATTAGATAGCATATTTTCACAAAATTTTAATACAGACACTCCTTCGGAGGAAGATGATGAAGATGTAATGTATGATTATATAAATGAGATATACACAAAACCACAGATAGTAGAGTCTATACAGAATGAAGATTCTCAAGAAACTATGATTAAAAATACGATTATGTCTAATTGGTTTACGTCTTATATTAAGGAAACGTTTATGAGTGTTACAAAGAAATTAATGTCTTTTGTCGCACAGCGTAAAGATGCAATATGGGAGTACTTACCTCATGTGGCTATTTCGTTGATGGGAGTAACTCTGATATCATACATAGTTAAGTGGTTTAGAAAACCAGTTTTTTCCGCACAAACCCAAATGTTTAAGGATGATAAGTATGAGGTTTCTTCTTTGCATACTAAAGTGCAATCTCTTTTAACTAAACATGTGTTTGAGTTAGAAATTTTCATAAAAACATCACGTCTAGTAGCATTTGGGGTAGTTAGTGGAGAATATATAATTTTCCCCTCTCATTTAGCTATAGAAGATTCAATGGTAGTTAGTATGTATACGAAAGATAGAAAGACGAAAGTTTTAGATAAAGATGTAAGTATTGTTTACCGAAACAATGAGTTCGATGTATGCGTTGGTAAGATTCATAATTTTATGGCTACTCCCTTTAAGAAATTAGTTTTGGGGAATGGCGATAAAAATTTGTGTAATTTATTGCTCCTGAATTCTAGTGGAGTATTGCCATATCCTGCCATTTGTAGGAAAAAGGACGCATTGAATGGCGTGTATATAAGAGATACTAAAGGTTATACTGTGTTTAAGAATCAATTTTTAAAAGAGCGAGATTTATTTTATAATGTTAGAGGAGCTGGTATGTGTGGAACTACCATTACAGACGATAAAGGATGTATTTTGGGGATGCATGTTGCTGGAGATGATAGCTCAGGATTAGGTGTCGCTATCATTTGGAATGATCAAGTGAAACGTGATATTGAAACGATATTACATGGTTCTTTTGAAGGAGTCAGTGAGTTACGAGAGAGAGATGAATTATCTAATATAAGTATTGTGCCGCTTGATAAAAGAATGTATTTAAGTGTACCCAAAACTACTAATCTTGCACCTAGTGAATTATATGGTATTTTTCCCGAATCGTCACGATCTCCAGTTAATTTTCTCAAATATGGTGAGGGGACTTTGCATGAAGTAATGAAGAAAAGTATGGAGCCTTGTGTTTATATACCTAGTGATGAATTAGCTTTTGCTAAAGAGTGCATTAAAGATTTTTTCCCCCAGCATTTTGACTTATTATCAGAAAAGGAAGTTATTGATGGTAATAGCGATAAGAAATTAGCAGGCCTGAATATGAAATCTGTAAACGGATATAATAATTTGTATGATAAAGATAGTTATATAGACCGTGTTAATTGTCAATATACTCCATTACTAAGGAAGCAATTAGAAGAAATTAGGGCAAATTTTGAGGGAAAAGAATATCCACAGGATTATTTTACATATACAGCTACTTTAAAAGACGAATTGAAAGATAAAGGAAAGGATCCTAGAGCATTTTGTGTAGGAACAATTCAACACCAAGTATTATGTAAGCAATATTTTGGAAATATTGTTAGTTATATAATGGCGAATCGTGATTTTAACCAAATTCAAGTAGGTATAAACCCATTTAAAGAGTGGGATACGCTGTATAAGAAGGTTGATAAGTGCAAAATAAAATGGGCAGGAGATATTAGTAAGTGGGATGGGAAAATGAGTATTCAGGTGTCAAACATGGTTATTGATTTATTTGTCGACGCTTTAAAAGAACCTCTGCGCGATTTTGCGCGATTCGTATTGTCCCCCATCATTCATACACATCTTGAGTTATGAGTCGTTCATATTTAACGACCCACTCTATGCCCTCTGGTTGCTATTTAACTGCAATTATGAATAGTATGGTGAATAGGGC